AAGAACAAGTATTATTCTTGTAATTGGGTTCATAGGTTTTATTTTTTTTATTTTATAATTGCTCGAACCTTTCGAACATATAAATATACAAAAAATATATGGGGTAACCTAATATTTTAGTGGGTGTTTTGCTATTTTTTCCAAAATGAATAAATGCATTTTTGTTTCAATTATGTTTTGATTTATTCCCCAATAGTGTGTGAAATTTTTCCCCATTCTTCTTCTACTTTATTTTTTTCTACACCCGGAAGTGGTGCTAGATATAAACTTTCTCCATGAGTTGAGAAAGATTCAACCGGACATAATAATGTTCTATTTTGATTTCTTAAATCTAAGAACATCCGGAAATCGTGTGGGTGGGTTCCGTTTGTCCATTTTCTTAATATCTCTTCATCATTTTTTAAGGTTTTAACTTTAGAAGCAAAGGTCATTGTTGTACTATTTACAGTATAAAATATATTTTTACTTCCTCTATATAATTTAGTTGAATAACCCCCATCACTGTCCACTTCAGGATTTCCCCCATATTGGGGAGGTATAAATTTATCAGGGTGATTGTATAATGTAATATACTCTGCTCCTAAGCTTATACCTTCTTCTATCACTTTTAAACTTCCAGGTTTGTGAAGGTAGTCATTTTCTAAAAAATAAATAATTTCATCACTATCTGAGTGAGCTATGGCTTCATCTAGAGCTAAGTTAAAAGTAGCAGCTCCATTACCTTTTTCAACATATAGTATATGATTACGAGAAATGTTGTTTTGAATCATATTATTTGTTTCACTAGATATATTATCGGCTATAATACTCCAATTAGCATTTTTAAATGTTTTTAAAGCATTTTTTAAACATGTCTCATTGTTAATATAGTTTGGTTTTACTTTATTATAACCACTGTCTGAAATTCTGTATATGATTTTCATATTCTTTTTATAATAGTAAACCCATTATTATTTTCAAATCTTTCAACTAATTCCCATCTTTCCTTGTTTTCATCTAAAAATTCAGTAACAGCATCCCAAAGACCTTTTCCTTGAGTAGTATCTTCTTTCCAGTTATGGTCCGAAGTTAAAGCCTCAGATTTATGGGCAAAGCTAGTTGTATCATGAAAACAAAGATATTTTTTAACTTTACCCGAATGGATTGAAAGTTCCAGTTTTAATTGATCGTAGCAATGCCAAGTATCTATAAATAATAAATCTGTGGGTTCTATTTCTATTTTAGTTACATCCACTTCAGTAAAATTAAATTTTATTTTATACGCCTCCGCTGTATCTTTAACTGATTGAAGATCTCCCCCCCATTGAGATGGGTTGTGTAAATCATAGGTATGTAACCCATCCTTGGGGTTACACGCTAGCCAAGCCCAGGTAGAGCAAATACCTCTTACCCCCATTTCAGTTATGTGATTACATTCACTCCCATATTTTAGTATAGCAGGAAAATGTTCATTAATGTCTGAGGGTGTATTGTATAGTTTATTTACTAGTTCTTCTAAATTGTATATCATATTTTATGTTTTTATTTAAATTCAATTCCTCTAATAGTAGACCCATTTTTAGGGTTGTGGGAGTTATTTTTATATAGATTGGGGGGAATACCCCACTTGTACATAAAAGTTTGAGCTGCTGGTGATTCTGAAGCACTTATTTTTTCTTTATCTTTACCTTTTTTAGTTGCCATGCTCCCAAAGTGATAAAAATGTACTTTCGAAGTTCGGCTAAATTTTAAGCCATTTAATTCTAATTTAAGAAAAAAATCCCAATCACATATAAAAGGTGATTTATAAAGAGTATCAAAACCCCCAACAATCATATAGTCTTTTTTAGACATAGCAAATGGAAATATCCCACCATCGGGTGTTTCAATATCATTACGTATTGTGGGTTCGTATTGTTTAAAACCTTCATAATTGAAATTATTGGGGTGTGTACCAAAATTTTTAACAGGAAAACCAAATATACCACTAAAAGGTTCGATTTGGTTAATAGTTAATACATGATTTGGTTTTAATTCTTCTTCAATGGTTTTATCCCAATCTTTGCATAATACATTATCATCATTAATAATAACAATAATTTTATTATGAGCATTATAAACCCCTAAGTTCGTTGCCATTTGCATACCCTGGTTTTCTTCCAATGGTAGGAAGCTAATTTTATCTTCATATTTTTCAATAATATGTTTGGATTCGGAAAGAAAACCATCTACTACCACAAGAATTTCATTCTTTATTGATTGTCCATCTAGTACAGATTGTAAGCATATATCTAAACATTCTGGGTTTCTATAAGTTGGAATTATAATAGATATCATAATTTAAAGAGTATTATAATAGTTATTTTGTTTTTCTTGTTTATTTATTTTTTTATGGTGATATAGACACCATTCTTCTTCTGATGGGAGTGTAGTCTCTGATTTATGGCCTTCTAGGACCTCATGAAGTTTGTTTTTCCATCTTATGCTTGGGTTATTTCTGTAAATACGCATCTGGTAGTCTTCCCAATTAATTATAGGAATATAATATTTTACTTTTATTTCTTCAATAATTAAATTGTAATGTTTTAATAAATTATATTCATCCAAATCTTGGGGGTTGTCTAAATCAAATCCTTTTTCCCCAATTTGGGATTCTAACTTACTTATATTCCACCCCCATTTTTTAACATGAGATAAACCAATCCCCGAAACGGTGTTAATCCTAGGCACTCTGATAATATCAACGTCAGGATTAGATTCTAATATTGAGGGTAGGTAGTTAATCAAATTTATATGTGGGATTTCATCAGCATCAATATTTACAATATAATCCCCGGTGCAATAAGACATTAATGAGTTTTTCCAATCGGCAAAATGACCATTAAAATTATCTTCTATTAAATTAATAAACCCATTAGAACTTAATTTATGGAGATAACCTAACACTTCTGAGGTAGGTTTATTTTTAGTTAAATCTACTAGGACTACTATTTCATCTTCTTCTCTTTTATTTTTTAGAAGAAAGGGTAAAAGATTTTTTATTTCTACTAATTCATCACAAACTGTAATTCCGTATGATATTTTCATATTTATTATAATTTAGGATGGAAGTATGCCTATATAACTTAAAGCATCTATATAATCTCTTTCTTTAAAATGTTTTATGGTTTTCATATCCATTTTATGAGTTTGCTCAGGGGTTGCCTTTACATCGGATTCAGTTAATGCAATGGCTTTAACCGCGGCCCAAGCCCACTCTTCAGAGTTAGTACCATCGGCATAAACCATACCTAAATCTGGAGTGTTAATGGTATTGGGTATCCAAACTAAGTTTGTTTTTAAGTCTACCCATGAAATAGCTTTATATAATTCAGGAAGTACCCCCATTTGTTCTATATAGAATTCACTTCCTGGGGTCATTAATGAATTAGTCCAAAAACCACAAGATAAACTAAAATAATTAGTTATATCTTTAGTTACTTCTATTTTATAGCAAAGATCTCCTAAAGTTTTGGGGCAAATAATCATTTCATCGTGTTGCATACTATTAAAGTTTAGGAGTTTGTAAAAGGGGAAGATTAAGTTTTAATTGTTGGGGTATTAATGGGATATTGTTCTTTAAAATGTTACTAACTAGTTCTTTCATAGCTCCATACCCAAAGGTAGATTTGATTTTAAATCCTTGTCTTTTTGAGGGTTCTAAGAATTTTTTATAATTTTTAAACATTTCTTTCATAGCGCTAATAGTATGTTTTTCATTTACTTGGAACCATTGAGTTTCTTTTCTTAACCATTGATTAGCTGCACTTTCGTGAACCTGCTCCAGTACCCCAGATAATGCGATTGTAAATAAAGGATCAAGAAAATCCGTATGTCCTGACCACCCTGTGGCTATGACTGGTTTTTTAGATAAACAAAATTCGGCTAAAGGACGACCATAACCCTCTCCTTTAGTTAAACTAATCATAGTCTTTACTTTAGGATGATTATACAATTGATTTATCTCATTATTGCTCAAATTCCCATTAAGAATATAAATATTAGGTAACCTATCACCTTTATATTCATTTTTTATTGTAAGTATTCTATCCATAATGGTTTCTCGGCTCATATAACTTTCTCGACCTGTTGAGGTTTTTAAAATAAGTGCCGGGGGGTTAAAAGTATTTTTAAAGGTTTCAAAAAAGTATTTTACTAATAATCCTACATTTTTTCTGTCATGCCCCATATGGCCTTCCATCCAATGTCCTACAAATAAGAAACAAAATTCTTCCTTTATATCTGATAAATCTAAATTAACTTCTGTAGGAGGAAGAAATTTATATACATCTAAATCAATTCCCTCAAATATAACATGGATTGGCTTTTTTAATTCTATAATACCTACAACTTGGTTGGATTGCTTATCTCTTTGCTCAAATTTATTTTGAGTAAATACCCCTTTAGAGTGGTTTGATGAAACCCAATTCATATCCATTTTATTTAATCCCTCAATCCAGCTAGGATCACATCCCGTAGATTCTATACCCGCTGTACATCCTATATTATATTTTCCTATAGCTTGAAATTCGCTTGGAATAGTAATTTGCATCCAAATGTCGGGTTGGGAAGTTAATTGGGGATTTGGGAGAATATGTTTAGTTAAAAAATCCCACTCTTTATTAGATTCAATAAACCCATGAGAACAAGCACCCCAGGATTGAGGCAATATTTGAACATCATAGAGGTCTAATTCTATGATGGATTTAACTATATCACGGCTTCTTTGGGAATATCCGGAGTAAACATCAATGGGGCAACTTATTACAAAAACTGGTTTATACATTAATACTCTATTTTATGGTTTAAAAATTTACCTTTATACTCTGTAGCATTTACAATTTCAAATTTTTCACGAGGTACCCAAGTTTCAAATAATGTATCAAACGCCTCTATAACTCTCGCAGCTTGAATTTCGGATGTGAATCCTGCTTCTTCGCTTAGGGCCCATTCTCTACCCTTTAAACCTTTGGCTTTACGTTCATTGCGGTCTAAGTTATATACTTCTTTTATTCTATCTCTAGCATCTTCCCAACTACATCTATCATCAAATATATAGGGAGTTTGTGGTGAACCTTGTATAGATCTTGAAGTAGGATAAACTGGAAATGCCCAGTCACCATGTTTTTTATATGTGCCCTTGTGGTTTGAGGGAATCTCAGGAGAAGGTACATACCATTTTTCATTTTCATCAACAAATCTCATTTGATCTTGCATTCCACCTGTAGTATTGGCTATAATGGGTGTACCCGCTAGCATTGCTTCGGTTATGGTTAAACCCCACCCCTCATTTGAGGTAAGTAGTATTTGAACATCTGCTATGTTATATAAGAAATTTAAAGCCCTTCTATCTATTTTATTTAAAGAAAATTGGACACACTCTGGGTATTTTTCATTAAATAGAAATTCTTTTACTTTAGCTAAATCTGTACCATGATCTGATGTGATTTCAGTATGTAATACAAATCTACATTTTAAGGCTTCCTCATAAGGTAATGAATCTAGAAAACTTCTAAAAGCCAACATAGAATCCGGGATTTGCTTACGTCTAATATTTCTGGAGTTAAAAAATAATACAAAATTTACTTCTTTATTATTAAATAACTGGTTTCTATAATTTAAACATTCAGCATATTCCTCGTGTCCCTCATTAATAGGAAATAGTTGATTTTGATTCAAACCATGAGGAACATACCTAAATAACTTTGGTTTTTTAATTCCTTCTAATACTAACTGGTTAATGTTAACCGTTTGTTTAGATATACCCATTAATAAATCACAAGCCTCATAAAAGGATTGATTATATCGGGGGGCAGGATAATCATCCCAAATATTAAGATATGCTATAGGACATATTTTACGTATTTCATCTTCCATATTAAAGATGTGCATAAAATACCTAGGATCAGTAATTAACAACAAAGCATCGGGTTTTTCACGTTTGATGATATGCATTATTTCTTGACTATTGCCATATCCATTAACACAATACATATAACAAGAGGAATCAAATAACCCTGTTTCTGAATTGACGCTTTCACTAATATCTAAATATTTTCCTGCTTCTGGATGTTGAATTGCACCCGCTATATTCACCCAATTGAAATGGTGTGAAGTATGAAGTACTATTTCTTTAGCTATGGTTGCTACCCCTGAATGGACTCTAATTAAATATCGTCACAAACGAGGAGTATCTTTTTACGATACTTTTGCTCAATGTGACGAAAATGAGATTTTTGAATGTTAGACATATTTATTAATTAATTGTTTAATTTTACTTATTTGATTATAGTTAATACGAATTAAAGTTATGTTATTTTCATTACAATATATATTTTTAATATTATCATTATGTTTAATATAATTAAAGGATTTTAATCCTCCAAAGAATTTTATGGGGGTAGAATGTTGTATACCATCAAATTCAATACATATTTGGTATTGGGGTAAATAAAAATCAAATACTAATTTTCTTTTATTAACACACCCCTCAAATGTATGTTGAGATTTAAAATCTAAATCTAATTCTTTTAAAATTTTACTAACCAAAATTTCACCTTTGGATTGTGAGCATGAGGGACACCCTTGTTGCTGATTTATATGGTCTTTAGGATGTTGTTCAAAAGAACCATGTTTAAGACATATAATATTTACTTTGGTTGTAGCATTTGTGTACTTGGTGGTGGAATAATCATATAAGTTATTATGGATCAAATTAGCTTTATCTATAAAAATTTTTAAATTCCACGCATATTTATCTCCCATCTTTACCCAACTACACTTAGGACATCCTTGTTTTCCTATTAATAAATCCGCAACATTTTTATTAAATGGTCCATGTTGGGGGCATAATACTAATACCTTTTCCCCAAAACCCTTATACTCAATATTACTAAAATCTAAATATTCCCCATGTACCTCTTTCAGAGAGGAGATTAATTCTTCTCTGGAGGTAGAGTATTTTCCCCAACCTGAGCATTTTTTACACCCATGCCCATTTAAATGATCGTTGGGAGATTGTTCAAATATATGGTTTTGAGGACATTTAATTTTAATTTTATTCTTAACTCCTTTATATATAACCATGGAATAATCATATTTTCCATTATGTACCTTGATGGCATCCGTTATAAATTCTTCTTGCGTTTTCCTTTTACCCATGTATGATGACTCTAATGTCGTTTATATATATTAAGACGGATAAAAGGATACACATAGAAAATTAAACTTATTTTTGTAATTCTAGGTTAGTTTGGTTTGTAATTAATTTTCGGAAAGTTTCATCAGTTAAGTACAGATAAATTGCTCTATCCGAAAGCTTTTGAAACGAAAATTTTCTTTTTACACATTCTACTCTGAAATCTTCAAATAGATTACTTTGAACTTTGACACTGGTTAATGTCATCTCTTTACTATTACTCATAATTTTATATTTATTAAATTGGTTATATTAATATACGTCTATACATATATAAAGATTATGAGTAAATTAAACCTTCAGTACAATGTTCTCCCATTTTTTTAAAGGGGCAATACCCACAATTAAATTTTGAGGGGGATTTTGGGAAATTTGTATCTTTTATTTCTCCATTAGAGTTAAAACCTTTAATAATAAAATCATTAATTGCATTTTTAGCTCTACTTAATTTTATTTTCCCACTTGGGGGTGTAAAAGTTTGTACTCTATAGGATTGATGTGGGGATAATAATCTCTCATCATTCATATCCATCACTTTTCTTTTAACTATAAAAAATTCAATTTCTATATTATCTAGTGGGAAATTATATTGTTCATGAAAATACTGCTTATAAAGTAATAACTGGTATTGTTTATCTTCATTTTTTTTATCTCTATCACCCCATCCTCTAGTGCTGGTCTTAATGTCGATAATTTTAATGGTATTTGTGGGTTCGTGGTACATTACAATGTCTAAAAATCCCATGTATAATACGTTACTATACATTTTATTTGGCGCTATTATTAAGGGTACCTCACACCCTACTAGGTGCCAGCCTCTTTTTGAAAAATATTTAGTACTTCTACTTTTAAACCAATTTAATATTCCCATTCCATCCTCAAAAAATTCTCTCATTTCTTCGGCTGTAGAAAAATGACTTCCTTTATTTGAGGTATATTGTTTTTGATATTCATTAATAAAATTGGATTGGAAATTGTCTTCTAGGTTTATTTGATTAGCGGCAGCAGTCGACACATTATACATTACGCTTAAGTACCCTTGCATCGTTTCATGTATTGCACTTCCAAATACGGTAAAAATAGAAGAAGAAAAAGGTTTTAGTTTATCTTTATATTGAAGCTTCCAACGGTGTTGGCAAGTCCCAAAAATACTCATTTGAGAATAACTAATATTCTTTTGATAAGCGTAATTTACGGGTTTAGGGGGATTATTAATAATCTCCGTTATGATTGTAGGAATTTTCTTCTTCATTTTTTATTTACTTCCATTGTCCTCTAAGAACAAGTTGTGCAATTATACCATAATTTGATAAATCTATAAAACTATCAATTAGGGGTTCATTTTTAACATAAGAATCACCACCACGTTTTATTAAGTTTTTTAGTCTATTAACTTTATCATTGCATCTTAACCATATACCCGTTATAGAAAAATCTTTATCTTCTTTAGTAACTAATTCTGAACCTAGAGAAATATTCCCCAACCCATAATCTAAATTTTAGCGCTAAATAATTCGTATTGTTCTTTTTGTATTTGACTAAAAGATTTTGATAATTCAGGGTATAGTTTTTCGAAATCTAAAACTGTAATAGATTTATTCTTTTTTGGTTCTGGTTTAGGGTAATATACACCCTCTATATATTCTTCGTATTTGGAAATTGAATTACCCATTTATTTGAGTTTTAGTTAATAAAGTATTTTGTAGCATATCAATTCTTTCTACTGCATCTATAAGCATTCTTAGTGCTTCTTCTGCATTTTTATAAAAATCAGTTGTGGAATGATCCCCAATACCAACTGCCTTATTACCTAATAATTCAAGAGATAATTCAGCTTTAGCTTTATCAGCCAAGGCTGAAGTTAATAGCATGTTATATAGTGTATTTGTCATTTTAATAATTTTTTTATTTCTTTTTCTTCAACACCTCTATTTGATAATATACTAACTATTTCATTAATATCCAATATCTTTAAATATTCTTTAATTTCCCTTGATGATATTTGGAAGTATTCCTGTAGATGTAATACTAGAGCTTTATTGGGTTGCTTTACAGTGGATTTAATGTATTTAGTATAATTGTTATTTTTTGGGATATATTCTTTATAAAAACTATAAATTTGTTTTTTTAAGTGAGGTAAAAAAGTTTGTGCTTGATTTACTACCTCTAAATATTGGGGGTTCATACTAATTACCTTATGAATGGTGTAAGATACGAATTGATCCCAGTCTTCTTCACTAAATTTCTCAATTGGTGTTTTATAGTGGTTAATATGTTTAACCCAATCAAATGTTGTTTTTATTAACACAAGTCATCTTTTAATTCCTCTCGCAGCTCCACAGGAAGTCCTTCTCCTAAAATTTTATTATTTGTAGGATCAAAAAATACGGGGATAGGCATAATGGCATCATGGTCTGTTCCTGCTACAAATTTAGAAATTCTTCTTAAAATTACCCCAGATTGAAAGAGGCTTCCACCTTCTGAGTTTTTCATACCCGTTGTAGAGTTTAGGTCAATGTTTAATTTAGGTTGAGTTGGTTTTTCCATTTTTATTTGTTATTAATTAGGTTATAAATAAGACTTAAAATATTAATTTCTTTATCAATTCTGAAATTTGCTTTATATTGGTGTTCATTAATTATGGCAGCAACTGTCCCTTCTTGTTCTGGTAGATATTGCCCTGCTTCATCAAATAAAAATCTAAATAACTCCTCAAAATCATCCAAGTTAGAATCAACTATAATTTGTCTAATAGTATTAAATTTAGGTTTTGATTTTTTTAGTTCTTCTAAAATAGAGTTCAAATAATTAGAAGATATTAATAAAGAATCATCTAACACTAATTTTCCATTAACATTACTTGATTGAACTGTATTAAGCATTTTTCTTAAATCAGGATAAAATTTATTTACAATTTTTCCTATATTTGAAATTTCATAACTTATATTTTCTTTAACACATATATCTGCTATATGGATTGCTACTTCTTTTTTAGTAGGTGGAACCACTTTAAATACTTGACATCGAGATTGTAGTGGATCAATGATGCGTTCTATAAAATTACAAGTTAAAATAAAACGAGTTGTTCTTGAAAAAGTTTCTATAATATTTCTAAGCGATGCTTGAGCCTGGAGTGTTAAAAAATCTGCTTCATCTAAAACAACAATTTTAAGTGGTTTGAAAGAAGCAACACTAGCAAAACTCATTACTTTATCTCGAATAGTTTCAATTCCCCTTTCATCTGAACTATTGATGTAGAGATAATCACAATCTAGATTTTCTATAATAATTTTAGCCAAGGTAGTTTTTCCTGAGCCAGGAGGCCCATAGAACAAATAGTTTTGTATATCATTGGCCTCTATTTGTTTAGCAATTGAAGATTTTAAAGTAGCATTACCTACATAAGTAGATAAATCTTTAGGTCT